TGGAGAAGCACTGAAAACGGATTCCGTTGTGGAAACCATAACGCTTTTTACATTCAAGATGGATCAGATCAAGTCCTTCGCCAAACGCGTCTTCAAGGCTCTCGGAGCTGGCTTCAACGAGCGTGTTTACCACAACGCCATGGAGGTCCTTCTCAAGAAGTACAACGTCCACTACAAGTCAGAGCAGGTCATCCCAGTCATGTTTGAAGGTGTGGAGGTCGGACAGGTGCGGGCCGACCTCGTCGTCAGTGGAGACATCGTGGTCGAACTGAAGTCGGTTCGGTCCATTAAGGATGACCATGCCACCCAGTGTGGAATGTACATGAAACTTCTACACATCGAGAACGGGATGGTGATCAACTTCCCTTGTGGGGACAACGAAGATGTTGATTTCCAAGAACTAGCAATGGCGTCTCCCGTCTGCAAGCGTTGCGGCCGCGACAGCCACATGGCTTCGGGGTGCTTTGCGAAGAAGCATCTGTTTGGCTACGACCTGTAGAAAACGGATTCCTTCACCCCGACTCCAACACACCTCGCCACGATGGTCTGTTCTTCGTGCAAAACAGCGGGGCATAACCGCCCCACCTGCCCCAACTTCACCCAACCTCTCCGCCGCAAAACCATACGCGTGTGGATTCCCGCACCTGTATGGGAGTGCAAATGTGGTCTTATCTTTCAGCATCATCGTCTCGGAGTCTTCTTGCGGCACCAACGCGAGTGCTTACGCCAATCCAAGGAACTCGCGTCCAAGCTTGGAGCCTACAAACATTAATGCGGTTCCGACGAGTGCAACGACTGAATGCTGCGGGGCATGCTCATACGTGAGAACGTGCGTAACAATGAGAACCGCGAACCCTGTCCAGAACATCAAGACATACACACTCATTTTGTTATGTAGGTGGAGATTACTTCAGGGCGCGCACGGACAGAATGTACAGGAACATGGCGTTCACGAAGGTCAGGGTCAGTGTGGGGGCCGATGCAAGGAACACCGCAAAGCCCCGCTTGGGGGCAAGGGCGATACCGTACAGCTCGAGGATCAGGACCGCACCCGTGGCCAGTCCGACGATCCAGAACATGATGTAAAAGTAGTCGACAATCACCTCGTTGGACACTCCCTTGGTGGCATCCGTTTCTGGCATTTGTATACTCTCTCGCTTTTTCTCGCTGGCTGATAATGAACCTCTCCTTGCTTCCGATCGTGTTTGGCGTGGGTATGGCACTGTTGGACGTGGTGATGATGTCTACAGTCAAACAGGTGACGGCAGGCGCGATCCCTGTTCGCACGGGTATTCCGTTTGCGACTCTGGTCTATGCCCTCGAACCGCTGATCTTCTGGCAGTCCATGGTGGTCACGGGTGAGAGCATGACCATCATGAACCTGGTGTGGGACCTCACGAGCGACGTCATGATCACCCTGCTCGGAATCTTCTGGTTTGGTGAGAAGGTCCGTGGTCTCCGTGTGGTTGGCGTGTGCTTGAGCTTGGTGGCCCTAACCATCTTTGCCACCACGGAAGAGGGTTAAACACGACGACGGCGACTGCGGTGCTTCCTCGGGGTCTTGTGACGGCGGCGACCACCTTGGGTTGGAGCTGGGCTGTTGGCTGCGTTGATGACACTCGAAGCAGCCGACCCCGTGGCTCCAATTACCAGAGCCTGTCCAACGGCTTCGGGAGGCGCGCGCGAGATTTGATAAATCCCAACACCCGCCAACACGATCAGCGTCGTACAGATCATTCCAAGGGCAATCATGCCCTGTGTGGGCGACAAGCTGGCGTCGGGCATTGTTAATACTTGATGTTTTGTTCCTTTGTCCTACACAATGCGAACTGCAGTCATTGTGAACGGACAAGAGCGGGGATTGCGGCGCACTGCCAATCTCCTCAAGCAGAACCTTCTTCTCCCTAACGAGGCTGTGATGTTTCTGGCCTGCGAGTCGGGGGACCCTGGGACGACTGCAGCCTACTTCCAAGGCGCTCACTACGGCGGATCCGTGATTCTTCCTTCGCTTCGTGACGCAGAGTTCAATGCATTCATGCAGTTTCTGAACACATCCAACCGCCCAGCTATCACGCCCGAGGCCTTTGGGCGATCGGGGGAGGGGTGGACCATGGACTACCTCCATTCCAGTGGCACGGTGATTCAATACTACCAGGTGTGGAAGGCGTGGCAGATGATTCTGGAGTACGAGCGGACCAACAACATGCGCTTCGACGTCGTGATCCGTTGTCGTCCAGACTCGATCTTGACGGAACGCCTAGATATGTCCCTGCCCTACTTCGGCAGTGAGCGGATCCGTGCCCGCCAATTGGGGGCGTCGGATGTCACTCTTCGGGACAACAATGTTATCACCTTCGGGCAGGAGCAGTTCTGGGCGGCGCGGCGTGATGTGTTTGCACTCCTAGGTCCGATGGTGTTTACCTACGGAACTTGGGATTCAGGTGGTCTGTATCCCTTCAACTCCGAGTCCTTTTTTGACCAATTCTGTAAAGCCAACAACATTGTCCATGACATGTTCATCGAATCGGGTGACATGTTCAATTACTCACACCCAGGTGATGAGGAGGTTACTACAGATCCCATGGTGTTTTCACTTCTTCGTTGAGCGCCTGTGACGCGTGTAGCAATTCTTATACGGGCGGCAACTTACCTTCTGCGTGAACCCCATACGACGGCACGGAGTCTTTTTGCAGTATTTTCTGGACATCGGGCGCCGCGTGCGACGACGGCCACCCTTTGTGGCGCGGACCTTCTTGATGAAGTTTGTTACCAACTCTTCGTTTGCCCCGCTGTCGTCCATCATATCGTTCACATTTATCTCATTTAGGATGTCTTCAAGCTCGGTCTCGAACTTTCCGGCAATGTTTCGCCGCACATCCGCGAAGTCCTTGGGATCGGTCAAACCCTGCTCTTTAATCAACCTATCAAGCTCGACCGTCAGTTGTCTGGGATGTCTCGGGCGAAGTGGGCGTAAAAAGACTTCATTCTTTATATCATTCTCGGTTCCTGCGACCAGCCTATACAGGTGTTTTATGCCCTCTTCGGGAAACGATTTGTACAACCAAGGGTCCTTCTGATAGAGTTTGGATACCCCTTCATTTATCGGATACAGGTAGATGAATGCAACTCCTTTCTCTGTGGCCTTCTTGACAAACGCTTCGTGCAGAGTCGATCCTACCCCTTTACGCCAACCAACAGTTCCTGGGCGCCGCGTGCTGATTTCACGGAGATACACATACTGTTTACCACCCCTAAATGTATGAAGCTTTGCAGCTAGCCATCCGCAGATCATGTCTCCATCCGTCGCAACAAAGTGCCAGTCAACGTACTCATCGTCACACCTGTTGGTCCACGGCAATACAGCGATGTCGAATGGCCGATTGGTTGGGTCCAGCTCTTGCTGGGTATCCGCATTGTTGGCTAGCATGTCAACCGCAGCCTTGTCGTTCGGGCACTCGTAGAAGTCGATCTTATACGGTGGTGGACCGGCGGCTTCGGCGACCACAGTCATTGTTAGACACTGCGAATGAATTCCCAGTGAAGGTAGTCGCATATCTTCTGCCAGATGTGGTCGTGCGCGATTAACCGGTCGCGTGACTTGAGCAACGGGAAGTAGACCTTGTACTCGTCCAGGTCCAACAGCTCAAAGAACTTGTACAGGATGTAGCTGTAGCTCAAGAAGTTCGTGCGGTCGTTGGGGCAGTACAGCAAAAACGGGGCCTGAATCTCTTGGAACATGGCGCGGATCTTCTCCTCAATCTCAGGCGTGATGGTGGGCGGCGGATTGCCGTTCAAACGGGACAGAATGTGGGCCGCGTGCTCGTAGTACTTGGACCTCCCCAGCTTCTTCAGAATCTCGCGAATCTCCTTCTCCGTCAGGTCGGCAATATTGTCGATGCGACGCTTACGGATTTCCAGCACCACCTCGTTCATGACCTCCTCGGGAATCATAGTGGACTCCTTGGCCTGAAACTGGTTCAGGATTTCGTTGAGATGGTTAATCTTCTTGTACGCGTAATTGTTCCGCTCCTTGGGCGGGTCGCGGAACGACTGGAAGTCTGAGACCACGAGCGAGTACTCCTCAGACCCACACTTCGGGCACACCAGAATGCCCTCGGAACTGATTTCCTCACGAGCCACGTTGCACTGCGCACAGTGTTCCGTCTGTTGCTGGGTGGCCTCGGGGACTGCACCCAACTTCATGCGAGCAGCATACTCGTCAAACATCTGCTTGCGCGTGATACCCGTGTCGGTGGACGCAGCAGTGGCAAAGTACTTGAGGAAAGTGTTGGCATCCTTGGGCGCGACCGTTGTCGCCGACGTGCCCCCCGACTCGCGATTGTAGTATCCCATGAGAATGTCCATGTTTTTCAGGTAATACTCTTGGACGGGATCTGCCTGCACGGCCTCCTGCTCCAACTCCTTCACGCGGGCCTCCCACTGCGAGCACTGGATCACATCTCCAATCTCATTGGATGCACGCACTATTTGAATCCGCTCCTTCAACTGCTTCAACTCTGCATCCGCATCAGTCTTTGACTGGGTTTCCCGCAGTCCCTGGACAATATCCTGGTGAACCGAATCGAGCGTCCCGATGGACGCCGATCCCGTTTCCCGTATCCGTCTCACCTTGAATACATCCATACTGAACTTGTGGTTGTCTATGTAGATGCCTTCGGGGGCTTCTGGAGCGCCTCCGTTACTTCCATCATAAAGGCGGGGTTTGAACAAATCTGGGGCCTCTGCTTGCGAACGGCGGATAACAACACGGGAAAGTCGAGTCCGAAGTTCTTACACATGTAGTACAGCAGCAGAAACGCTGATCGGTTGATGCCCGCTTGGCAATGGACAAACACAATAGCATTGGGCGCGCGAAGAAACGACCGCAGGGCCGCCTCGAACTGAGGATACCAGTCTAGAATCTTGACTTGTGTGGAGTCGTAGGCATCCAATTGGGCGTAGCGGGTAGGATAGCGCTGGCGGAACCAGTCAGGCGAATTCTCGGAGAAGGCGCAATTGATGACGTGTGTCACCTGATGCGTATTCACGAAAAACGGGGTCAGCGATGCCCCCGCGCCCAAGCAAATGTTGGGATACACCCACGCTGGGGTGTCCATTCCTTATGAAGGGTTGCGTGTCTTAAATCCCCAAACTACCGAGAAACACGGAGAGCAAGTGGGCAATCACCACCGCCGCCGCGCCCAGAACACCCGCTCCTTGCCACGACACCACACCGCCACTCGTGTACATCGACGGCAGATACTGCAGAAGCATGTTGCGGGGCGTCGACATGGAGATCACACCAGCCGCGATAAAGAAGCAAAAATAGATCTTCAGGTTGCGGAACATGAATCCCATCGCTGGGAGGGTCGGCTTGAACGACGGAATCATCGAGCCCTGTGTCGTCTGCTCTGTCGACGGCATCGGGATCAGAGGCGGTGCCGACTGGTTGCCCTGCGGAGAAGGGAGCAAGGCATCCAACGAAGTGGAGTCACTGTCCATTGTTTATACTCAAGGCATCTTTTCGCATGTTGCATCTTCCACGCGGTAGCGATAGCACTTTCCGTCTACACGGTTTGTCTTGGTTCGAATGTCATCCAGGGGCAACGCCAAGGTGTGCCGAGTCGTGAAGTCGCGGTGGAACAAGAGCGCCGCCAATCCCAGACCAATGATGAACGAAAAGAAGGGTCGGGCGCGTTCGATCGAGGCTGTGATGTTCAGCACCATTACTTCTTAAGCGATGCCAAAAGATTGAAGGAGTCTGTTTCCGAAGTGCATGGAACTTCCATGGCTTCCACATGGACGCACCCTGTGTCCGTGTGGTACACCAGTTTTCCGTCGGCGGGGTCGGGGACCTTGGACACAGTCCTCTTGGGAGGAATGACAATCGTGGACAACAACAGCCCAAAGGTGACACCCGCGACGAACCAGATGCCGTCGATCATTATGATTTGCGCCCAAAATAACCTTTCACTGCAGACAAGCCTTGAGAGAAGTTGATCGACCCTTTGCCGCTTCCAGGCACCTGACCATTGTCTACCATCTTGCCTCTCTCTGGCAGCTGGCTCTCGACAAAGTACCAGAAGGTGAATTGAATGGCAAAGGACCACACGGGAGCCAAGGCAGCGAGAGCCGCCATGATGTACTTGGTGGGTCCGAACTGGCCGACCGCTCCCGCCGCCGTTGCAAAGATCATTCCGTATTGCCCATACTTCGCCTCCGTTACATTTCCTGGGCTGAGACCAGACGTCAGAATGTGGTCCCACAACTGATACGCCCACACGACCATCAAGATCCAAAACACGGCAACTGTTAGCCAAAACTGGACAGTGCCCGCAGCCATAGCCGCCTTCCAACTGAGTTCGCTGGGCTTCTTCATCAAGAGTCCCCACGCCGACAACTTGCCGAGAATGATGATCTGTTCCATACCAAACTCTTGTGTGTGGTATCCATCTGGATCAATCCACTGGATCGCCGCGACGGGCGGAACCAGTTGCACGGACAGCGGGTCGTCGGGTTCAGTAATCAATCCATCGTCGCGGAGATCCTTTACCAGTTTCTTGACGGGATACTCCACATACCCCGCATACCGATTGGCATTGAGGTACTTGATGATGTTGATTATCTGTTTGCCATATGTGAACTTGGAGGCAATAATCCGAAGCCCAGGATCGGGCGGAGCTTGAAAGTCGTATGACGGCGCAGTGGGAATTGTGGGAACTGCGAATGACTGGGATGTCGCTGGCGGATCGTCCTTTTGAGTCGACCGCACTTGATACGGATTTACCTTGACGGGCGGGGGAGGATTACTCATATTGTTAAGAAGCAAACACAAGATTGGCAAGACCACTCACGACACGGAGATAGTTATACGATTCCACATACGCACCAACTGTATAGGTGTACTGAAAGACCACGGTGGCGTTTCCACCCGTTGTGGCGTTCTGCACGACGGACAAGATCTGGTCGGGCTTGTAGAGCCCAATCTGTCCCGCGGGGATAATGACGGGATGCGCACTGAACGCTGTGGATTTGAGAATACACACCGTGGTTGTCGTCGGGGCCGATGGTTGATTGGGAGCAGGCAGGGGCTGGAGAAGAGTCAGACGCAGAACCGCCTTGTTGATCGTGCTTCCATTGGCCGCGCCCGACGGTTGATACTCATTGTTGTTGAGAGCGAAGGAGTACATGTACACGCCTGGTAGCTGAGACGGCGTGGTTCCTGACGCAAAACGATAGGCCTCGAGCAACGAATAGTACTCACCTGGCTTGACCTGAAGGCGCTCGTTGCCATCAAATAGAATCACTCCATCGACCACACTGTCCCGAGGAAACACGGAACTCACCTGATTCTGACCCGACGCATACAAGCTCGTGGCCACGTCCGTCGTGTTCACAGTCCACGGAGCTCGGTCGGGATTCTGCCAATTCGTGTAGTTGTCCCACATGTTGTTTGCGATGCTGTCCGAACGCGAAACAACCCACGTGACACGCGAGACCAAGTTGCGCATGGGCAAAAGTAGGTCCGTGTTGGGTCCATACTGACCTTCGGCGCTCACATAACTGATCTCCTTGAACATGTAGCTCTGATCGGCTGTAGCAAACTGATTCATCTCCATCTCTGTCAAGTAAAAGAAGTTGCACTCCAGATACGGTCCAGGGAAAAAGGTCGTGACGCCTGGGTTCGTCGGAGCACCGTTGGGCAGGGACGGCGTCAAGAATAGGTTCATGGGAAACACATCTGGGCGCACGCGCTGTCCGTAGGTTGTCGAGGTAGGAACCACGTCGACCACACTATACAGCAACTTCAGAGGCCGCAAGATCACATTGATGAAGACCTCTGTGTTTTGCATGGACACCAGCGGTAGGGCAGACCCTGCACTCTCGCAGAACCAGAAATGCAAGGGAATGATCAACTGCCTCGACCGAACCGACGGCTCAGGAATCACACTGCCTGGAAAGATGGTGTTCCCTGAAATATCCTGCGCAGGCGTCGCATAGGAGACTGCGTGGGGATACTGCCCCTGGCGGTCGTACGCGTTTGCAGGGTCGTAGATCTCGGGGACGTTGCCTGTCATCTTGTCAATCGTCGCACGCTTCGTGGCATCAAAGGTCAGGTACGAATACAGTTTCATCCACTCGCCCGACATTCGCTGAATCAGTTGGCCATTCATAGTGAGTTCAATGTGATCAATGAGATTGTAGCCAATGTTCTTCACCCACTCAAACTCGTATCCAACTGCAGAACACCGAGGGTCGTAGCCCGTGGGCGGATTCGTCACGGGAACCAGGGGAGACCAAATGTCGGGAAGAGTAATGACCAGATACGTATCGTTCAGTAGCTGGGCGTAGCGATCGATGCGGGCCGATAACTTGCGGGTCTGAGAAAAGTCAAAGTTGAGATTGGCAGACCCAAAGTCCACACGGATATGCTCCATGGCAAAGTTCGTGTGGCGTTTGTAGGTGTTGCGGAAGTTGGTCATGGACGGATTGCCATTCACCAACTCGTTCTGGGCTCCCACGCCCACTAACTGGAGGAGTGCACCAGGCATTTGTAGTTAGGGAACATCATTGTTTAATAGAGAACCGCACCACCCTGGGTACAACACTGTGATGTAATCGTCCTGCCCAGTCCAGAGCATGTCTGGTTTCCACGGCAGGCGGCTGCAACTGTCGTCTGGTACTGCGCTGCAGCATTCGCCTTCAGACTGAGATACGTCGACGCAGTCTTGTTCTTGCCCGCGGGGGGATCCGCCGCATAGTTCCGTGCAATAGCGTTGCGCTTAAGACGTGTCACGTAATCTTGGACAGAGTTGACCTGCATACTATTTATACAGAACCGAGAGAATTACACAATGCGATTCGTCCTCGTCAGCACACACGTCGACCAGACCACTGGGTACTCCAAGGTGGTGTACAACCTTCTTCGTCAGGTCTCGTCCCTGTCCCCCAAGGTCAAGACATTTCACTTTGGGTTCCAGCGCCACCCTGACCGCAAGAACATCCGCAAGCTTCCCGACACTGTGACGGGATACGACGCCGCTGCCAACGAGGACCCTCGGGAGGAGGGATTCGGGTTCAACAAGATCGCCGAGTATCTGGAGATGGTCCGCCCAGATGTGGTCATGATCTACAATGACCCACTCATCATATGCAAGTTTATCGAGGCAATGAAGTACGACAAGGCCACTGCGCCCTTCAAGCTATGGCTCTATGTGGATCAGGTGTACACGGGTATCGCCCAGCCCTTGGTGGACACCATGAACAAGCAGGCCTCTGCAATCTACTGCTTCACCGAGGAGTGGGCCAAGACATACGCGTCCTACGGAGAGAGTCCTCCGCTCAAGGTCATTGAGCACGGTCTGGGCGCAGCCGAATTCACCTGCATGAGCCGCGACCAGCGGATGGCTCTCCGTCGAAACCTCAAGATTCCCACAGACGCAGTGGTGTTCCTTAATGCGAACCGCAACAGCCAGCGAAAGCGTCTGGATACGATGATCATGGGATTCGTGCACCTACTGACCAAGAAGCAGGACGACCCGTTGTATCTCATGGTGGTGACGGCCATGAACCCGCAGCAGGGTGCGTTCTACGATGTTCAGCGTATCTTTGTCAACGAGCTGAAGCTGGCGAACCTTGATGTCGACACGTATGCCAAGCGTCTGATGATTGTGGACACGGCCACCCCAAACACCCTGACAGATGCCCAGATCAATGAGATCTACAACATGACAGACATTGGCGTAAACACATCTGATGGCGAGGGGTTCGGTCTGTGTCAGCTCGAGCACCTGTACACGGGCGCTCCTCAAGTCGTGACCAGCGTCGGGAGCTATTCGGCCTTTCTGGATTCCAGCGTGGCGACGTTCGTTCCCGCGTCGGGGCTCCAGTACTTTGCGGGGTCCATGCCACTGGGATTCTCGGCGCCGACGTTCAGTCGCGAGGACATTGCTGCCGCCATGGGAGACGCTGTAGAGAAGCTGGACACGCGCAAGGCAACGATCCGCACCTATCCGTTCAAGAGCTGGACCAAGGTCTGCGATAGCTGGCTGGAGGATCTTCACCGCGCCTCGTAAGTCGGCTTTCCCTCCAGAACCCAGCGGATTTGGGTATCCGAGATTTTGCGACCCACAGGAATCAAGCGATTGTTGTCCTCGAACGCAACGCCGTCAAACACCTCTGTCGTGAGCGGATCAATCAGAAACAGGATTCCCTTGATGACAACTTTCTGGAGGCGCCGCGACTTGCGCTCCATGTTTCGCAGGTAGGTGGAGTCCAAGTCCTCCGACTTGACTGACGGCTTGAAGGCCAGGTCTTCGCCCGTGATGGTGCTGTCGAAGCGCATACAGGAAATCACTGGCTTCTCCTTTGAGTGGAGTTTGCGGTGAATCTCGCAGTCCACCGCCGACTGCTTCAATAACAGACCAATCTTCTGGTTGATCTGGTTCTTCTCAAAGGCCGTCTCGTAGAGGTACTCGTCTGCTGACATGAACGTCTCCACAGGCCCTCCACCCTCGTAGCGTTTCATGGTCGTGTCCGCACGGCGAATGGGCGTAATGTTCGGGAACTCGTTGGATTTGGCCTGTTCCTCCGTGAAGACTGACACATAGAAGCTAATACGCACTGTCCTCTCTTCCACGGGGAGCGTTGCGTGAGAGCAGATACGAATGGCGCGGCCAATCACCTGGTCGTGGCGCGCAGGCGTCCAGTGCGGCTCGAGAATATGGACATGCCGCACATTAGCTAGTGTGATACCTTCTGCACCCGAACTGGAGGCCATCAGCAGACACAGGATCTTCTTGCCACGCCCCTCCACGCTCGTCTTGAGCGAAGCGGGAAACGAGGACTCGAACTTGTTATTGAAGACCTGGCGAGTCAATTCGCGCTCCTCTGCCGACTCCTTGCCTGTGTACATTGTGTACGCAGGCTTGGCAGGATCCATCTCGCCTTCCACCCACTGACCGTTGGTCTTGACGATCTTGTACGGCTGCCAGCCATTGGCCTCCAGAATAGCCGAGAACACACCCAACCCCTCCAGCTCACGGTACTGGGAGTACACGAACTGGTTGCGGAACTCCGCTTCGCCTGTCGATTCTTGAATCAGCTTCAGGGCCCGCAGAAACTTGGGACTCAGGATCTCCAGTGCCTTTTCCGAGAGGTATCTCTCGGGATTGGCCTTCAGCTTCTCAAGGATCGCGGGTTTGTCGACCACCTTGTCCTCATTCTCGGCTTCATCGCTCGTGAATTCAGTGCGCAACTCTGCAGCCAGCAGATAGTTGCACGCCAAGCGAGACAGAACGCGGTAACTGCCCAGGTTCTCGTCGAGCGATTTTTTGCCCTTGTTGGAGTCCATCTTCAACTCGGCCCAGCGCTGTCCGAGGTAATGCGTGAACTGCTCCTTCGACATCGGAACCTTCTCCAGCATCTTGTCGTCGTCCACGCGGCGGGGCAACATCCGCTCGTCGGCGCCCTTGAAATACGACACCAATCCTTGAATGCGCCGCTGGAACAGAAGCGGGTTCTTCACAGATAAACCATCGAGGAACATGGACGAGAATTCGCCAAAGGGCGATGGCAGACCTTCGAACTCCTCCGCCGACACGCGCTCCATGTCAATCTCTGCTCCCGCCAGTTCCACTTCCACCTTGGTCTTGAATCCGCCGATCCAATCCGCAGGAACCGCGACCCATTTCATGTCAGCCTTGTACTGCACGGCAATACGATCGCCCTTTTCATTGTACACGGAGCGGAACTGCGGAGGATTGCGAGTAATCATCACAACCTTCTTGGACGCATTGAACTCGATGGTGTCCACCTCGGGTTGCTGACGAAAGGTCGCTGTCAGTTTGTCCTCATCCCAGCCCTCGATCTTCTTGAACGGAATGGTGATGCGCTCGATCGGTCCGCGCAGGAGATTCATCAGGTAGGCAATCTCGTTGGGGCGATTGATGACGGGCGTCCCCGACAGGGCCACAATCTTGCAGCGCTTGGCCTTGTACAGGGCTTGATACACAGGGCTCACCACACCGTCCTTGTCGGCGATACGGGAGATGAAGTTGTGGACCTCATCCACAATCACCACCTTGTCCTCGAACGGGTTCGGCCCATCCTCGGGAACCATCTCCTTCACAGCCGCGCGCGTCAAGCCGTTGTAGTTGACAAAGGTGTAGCGCTGGCTCAAGATATCCTCCACCTGCGCGCGAATCACATCCTGCTCCGTCTTGGGCAGGTCGGCAAAGTTCGGGTTCTCACTGGGCACCGTGGAGAAGAAGCGGTTGTTGCGGTCCAGGAATCCATCGGAGATGCCCATGGTCTTGGCCGTTGCCCGTGTCTCTTCGGTCAATTGCTGCTGGCGCCAGTGGTTCTCGTAGGCGTATACAGGGTCGCCGCACTTGCGCAGTTCACCAATGTAGTTGGCGCGGAGCGACGCAGGGGTCATGACCACCGTCTTCAGGGTCGTCAACAAGGACTCGGCCACGGCAATGGACGAGCAGGTCTTGCCCGACCCGAGCCCATGATACAGAAGGATTCCGCGGTAGGGTGTCTCGATCAGCAGGTAGTCCCGAATCAGTTTTTGGTAGTGGAGCAGTTCTCGTGCATTGGACTGCTTCTTGCAGAGATCCTCCTCCTTGTCGTCGGCATCCTGCGGCTCACGGGGCGATTTGCGGTATTTCAAGAAGGTGCGAGTAATAAAGTCCGCAAACGCCTTTCGGTTGGGGAGGACGTAGCTCATTGTTTTTCGCCACGATTTGATAATGGAGGGTATCACACGGAAAACCCATCGCATCTGGATGGTGTC